ATAATGATAGAGGCATGACCACTCAAGGATATACAGCAAATGCTACAGCAGGCGCATCTGGTATTCGTATTGCACCAGATTCAATCATTAATGTAAACTCAGGTTTAATGGATGCCAAGAACACAATGGTTCTTGGTTACTTGCATAAAGCAATCAAACCATTGAATCAGTTAAGAATGACTGAAGATGCTATTGTCATCTATAGATTGTCAAGAGCACCTGAGCGCCGAGTATTCTATATTGATGTTGGTAACTTACCAAAATTAAAAGCAGAACAATATCTTCGTGATATCATGGTCAAGTATCGTAATAAACTTGTCTATGATGCAAACACTGGTGAGATTAAAGATGAGCGCAAACATCTTTCGATGCTTGAAGATTTCTGGTTGCCTCGCCGTGAAGGTGGTAAAGGTACAGAGATTACAACATTGCCAGCAGGACAAAACCTTGGTGAGTTGCAAGATGTTCAGTACTTTCAAAGAAAATTATATCAGTCATTGAATGTGCCAGTTGGTAGACTTGATACACAACCTGGAGGTATGGTTGGTCTTGGTCGTGTTACTGAAGTCACAAGAGATGAAGTTAAGTTTGCCAAATTTGTAAATCGTCTTCGTAATAAATTCTGTCAGTTATTTGATGGTGCTTTAAAGGTACAATTATCTCTTAAAGGTATCTGCACCACTGAAGAGTGGGATGAAATCAAAGAATCTATTTGGTATGATTTTAAGAAAGACAATAACTTTGCTGAGATGCGTGAAGCAGAGTTACTGCGTGAAAGATTAAATTTGGTTGCTACAGTTGACCCATACATTGGTAAGTACTTCTCATTAGAGTGGGTTAGAAAAAATGTTCTTCAACAATCTGATGATGAGATTGAAGAGATGCAAAAACAAATTGAGGAAGAGCAAAAGCTATTTCCTGAGTTAGCACAACCATCAGGACCTAATGGTCAACCTGTACCGCCAGAACAAGAACAACCAGCACCAGTTCCAGGTGAAGGTACTCAGTTGGGTGACTTAACTGGTGTAGATAATACTGCTGATAATTCTGCCGAATCAAATGGTGAATCTTTGACACCTATGCTTGATTCGACAGTAGATAAGTTATCAACAGGTATAAATAAATCAAAGAAATAATTATTGGAGACTATCGTGAGCAATGAACAAACAAGACAATTCTTAGACTTAATCGGTCAAGATAATAAAGTAGAAGCAAGAGAAGTTATTGAAGATATGTTATCGCAAAAAATGGTTGCGGCACTAGATGCTCGTAAGCAAGATATTGCATCAACTATGTTCGACACAGAAACCGAAGCAGAATGAAAGACTTAAAAACTATTCGTGAAGATATTGTTGTTGAAGAGGAGAAGTCTGACTACTCCAAATTCGACATGTTGGTTCGTGCAGGACTTGCCAATAAGGCACAGTTACAAAGAATTCACAAAATTCTTGATAAGATGCAAGACCCAAATCCACAATTCAGTAGTGCTGACCGTGCTATTGTTGTGAATATCTTTAATCGTATGGTTGATGTTCTTTCAAATAACAAACAAGTTTTTTCTTTGGCTCGTAAAGCAGTCAAAGAAGAAGAAGAAATTGAAAACTCAATTAGTACCGAATCTATTGATGAAGACTATGCTAAACCGGTAGACCCGCCACCAGTGCTTGTATTGAAAAGAAAAGCAGTTCGTGTTTTTCCAAATAGAACAAGAGTAGCATTATACTTCAATGACAAGATTGGTCGTTACTTTAGTGTGCCATATTCAACACCAAATGAGTTTAACAAATTTGATGCTACTGGACAAATGGCAGGTATGCCAGCAATTGCTACTGAAGAAGTAATTTACGAAAGTGCATTTGATACATTAAAAAAGATTGTTGATGATAAGCAACATCAAAAAGTAAAATTTGATGACGGCTCAAGTGCAACGGTTGATGGATTTACTGCATCAGCGATTATGACTGTTCATAAAGCATTGAATGATGACAATAAGAAAAAGTTTGAAGAGTTAGTCAACAAAAGTAAAGCTGGTATGATGAAGGCTTCATCTTTTGCATTCAGACAAATGAAATGATTGAAGATATCATCAGACAAAGATTTGAAGATGCCAAAGAGAAAATCTTTGCATCATTAGATGAAATGCTTGAGCGCAAATTGGTTGCTCTCAAGAGAACAATTGCGTCAGATTATTTTGAAGAATTATCAGAGGCTTCTAATCCTAACAGACAGAAGGTAGGAAGAATCATTAAGATTCGCCGCCGTATTCGTAGGGATAAGAAAGGTAAGATTGTTGTTCAAAAGAATAAGAGAAAATCAGCAATTAAAGGTTTCAGAATTTCTGGTAACAAAGTTGTTCGTGTCTCTGCCGTATCAAGAATGAAGAAGACTCGTAACTTGAAAAAGTTTTGGAGATCCAAAGGTCGTGCTAAGTTGCGTAGAACACTACTCAAAAGAAAAATGTCAATGAACCGCCGTAAGGCAATAGGACTAAAATAAAATGGCTTATGAAATTTTAAACTCACTGAGAACTCGTTCAGTAATTCGTGTGACAGGTAATACTGCTACTCGAATTAATTTATCACAGCTTTCAGCTAATAGTTCACTTGAGACTGTTAACTCAGCATCATTAACTCATGTGATTACTGCCACTGACGGTAAGTGGGTAATCTATCGTGGCAATGATGCAAGTGGTCCAGTGTTACTTTCACTGTTTGGCTCAAACGATTTACCATTTTCTGTTTATGATGTTTCATTTGCTAATGGTGCAACATCAAACATCTATGTAACAAATTCTGGCACAGATGGAACACTTATCATGCAATTCACAAAAGTTGCTACTTATTCTACGGATGTAGGCCTACTATGAAACTAATTAAAGAATATGTTGAGAATGTAAAGTACTTGACTGAAGCCGATGAAAAGACCGGCAAAAAAGGGTACTATATTGAAGGCGTTTTCATGCAAGCAAATCGCCCAAACAAAAACTTGCGAGAGTATTCTATGGATATTCTTGGTAATGAAGTGAATAGATATGTGAAAGAATATGTAGAACAAAATCGTGCGTATGGTGAGTTAGGACATCCTGATACTCCAACAATCAATCTTGAGCGTGTTTCTCACATGATTAAGAGTCTGAAAGTTGAGGGTGATAATTTTATTGGTAAAGCAAAAATTATGGATACCCCTTACGGAAATATTGTCAAAAATTTAATTGATGAAGGTGCTCGTATAGGTGTTTCTTCTCGTGGTCTTGGATCATTGCGTAAAAGAAATGATGGTATCAATATTGTACAAGATGATTTCCGTCTTGCAACAGCGGCCGATATCGTAGCAGACCCATCAGCACCAGACGCTTTTGTACATGGAATTCGTGAAGGAAAAGAATGGGTTTTTGTTGAAGGTCGATTTGAAGAAGTCGATATTGACAGAGCAAAAACTGCAATTCAGAAAGCATCCCGCAAGGATATCGAAACGGTTGCCGCACAACTATTCGAGAATTTTTTACGAAAACTTTAATTTTATAAATAAAGAATCATAAGGAGATTTTAAATGGCTAATCAACTCTTAGAAGCGGCTGCCGAAATTCTAGCTAATAGCAAGAAATCTGCACCATCTGACAGTCCTAAAAAACCAGAAGGCGAAGTGCAAGACTTGGGTGGTGATACACCTGAAAAGCACGCCGACAGCAATGTTAAAAATGCTACTGGCACTAAAGCAACGGCGCCAACCACAAAACCATCTGCCGCATCTTCTAAAATGGAAGAAACTGAAGTTGATGGCGAAGTAGTTGCCGAAGACTTGTCTGCTGACATTGATGCAATTTTTGGAGATGAAAACATCTCTGAAGAATTTAAATCAAAAGTTTCTACAATTTTTGAGGCTCGTGTTACTGACAGAATCAATACAATTAAAGAAGAAATCGAAACCGAATATTCTTCTATGCTTGAAGAAGCAGTTGAATCTATTCGTACAGATTTGACAGAAAAAGTTAACGACTATCTCGACTACATTGTAGAAGAGTGGATGAAACAAAATGAAGTAGCCATCGAAAAAGGACTTCGTACCGAAATGGTAGAAGACTTTATTGGTGGATTGCGTAACCTATTTGCAGAGCATTATATCGATGTGCCTGCTGAAAAAGTTGACCTTGTTGATGAGTTGGCAACGAAAGTTGAAAGCCTTGAAGACAAGTTGAACGAAGAAATTCAGCGTGGTATCGAATACAAGAAGCAATTGACCGAAGCTAAAAAGATTGAAGTTGTTCGCACAGTGTGTGAAGGACTAACATCTACTCAAGTTGAAAAAATCAAATCGCTTGCAGAGAGCGTAGAATTCTCCACAGAGGAAGAATACCAAGAAAAACTTGAGACTATTCGTGAAAATTACTTCCCTTCAGGAATGAAGAAAGCCAATGCATCGCAAATGCATGAGCAAGTTGAAGATGGTTCAGAAAAACCTGTCATCAAAGACGCTCGTATGGCCGCTTACGCAAGTGCAATTTCAAAAACTTTACCAAAATAAACTAAGGAGCAAAAATATGTTTCTCTCAGAAGAAATTTCCAAAAAATGGTCGCCAGTTCTTGACCATCCAGAACTAGCCCCAATCAAAGACCCGTATCGTAAAGCGGTTACAGCGGTTATCCTTGAGAATCAAGAAAAAGCATTCTACGAAGAAAATAACATTCTTCGTGAAGCTACTCACTCTAATGCCGCTGGTTCAGGTGGTTTCGGTGGTGGTGCAAACGCAGGTGGTCCAGTTGCAGGTTTCGACCCAATTCTTATCAGCCTAGTTCGCCGTTCATTACCTAACCTTATTGCCTATGATATCTGCGGTGTTCAACCAATGACAGGCCCAACAGGTTTGATTTTCGCAATGCGTTCACGCTATGCTGGTCAAGCTAACACAAATGATGAAGCATTCTTCAACGAAGCTAACACAACTCATTCTGGTGATTATCCAAATGATACACAAGCATCACTTGCTGTTGCCGGTACTGCAAACACAACCAACACATTCGTACAAAATGCGGCTGTTGGTAGTGGTTTGACTA